GGAAGCAATCGGCGAAATTAAAAAGGAATGGGAAATGGATCCTAAACAATTAGAACAAATGTTGGCTGATGCAGCTAACAAAGCGGCTGAGCTCACTGCTAAAGCCATCGCCGATACACAGGCAAAACAATTGGCTGAAAAAGCCGCTGCTGACAAAGCTGAAGCCGAATTAGATGCACGCGTTAAAGCCGCTGTTGCTTCTATCTCTACAGGTGACACAGGTGCTGAGCGCTTGATGGCCGAAGTTGAGAAGCGTTTTGCTACTGCTGATGAATCAACAAAATCAGTCATTGCTGGTTTAGAAGCTTCTTTGAAAGAAAAAGCTGCTGAAATTGAAGCCATGACAAAGTCAAAAATGTCTTTTGCTGACACAAAAAATCAAGACATTACCTATGCAGAAAAAGAAAAAGCAATCTTGCTATCTAAGATGACCGGTAAGCCTGTTCAAGAAACACGCACTGGCCGTGCATTGATTGAAAAAGCTGCTACTTATGCTCCTGCTTCAGTTACTACATCTAATACTAACCACTTACCAAGCGGTATCTGGGAATTAGAAGTTTCTTTAAACATGGAAAATGAGATTCGTCGTCGTTTAGTTGTTGCTCCTATCTTCCGCAACATTGCTATGCAAACTAACGTAATGACTATGCCAGTTAACCCAGAAGCAGGTACTGCAACTTGGGTTCAAAATACTGGTTTTGGTGCTTCTACTTCTGCTGGTACTACACAAAACCACACACTCAAAGAAATTACTTTGAATGCATATAAAGTTGCTACTAATGAGTACACTGCATATGAAGAAGAAGAAGATTCTTTGATCGCTTTGATGCCCGTGATTCGTGATGGTATGATCCGTCGTGTTGCTCGCGCCGTTGACAAGGCTTTCTTGTTAGGTCTTGGTTCTGGTGCTGATCCTGTTAAAGGAATCTCTAACTGGGCAGGTGCTGGAACAGGTCAAGTCACCTACTCTTTAGCAAGTACTACTGGTGTTACTGTTGCTAACTTGCGTAAATTACGTCAAGGTTTAGGTGCTTGGGGTCTTGACCCACAAGAAGTAATTTATATTGTTAATACCGATATTTATTATCAATTGTTGGATGATCCAATCTTCCAAACAATGAATCAAGTCGGCACACAAGCTACATTATTGACTGGTCAAATTGGTCAAATCGGCGGAAGCCCAGTGTTAGTGTCTGCTGAATATGCAACACCTGCAGCAACTGGTACTATTGCTGGTGCTATTGCAATTAACCCAGGTAATTTCTTAGTTGGTAATCAGCGTGGTCTGCGTATCGACACCCAAGAATTGGTAGAAACACAGCGTCGTGTTATGGTGGCTAGCCTCCGTACAGGTATGACTCAAGTTACTACTAATAATGGTAATGGAGTTGCAAAACTTACTTACGTAGCTTAATTAGCTAAATAAGTTTAACAAGACCCTTCGGGGTCTTGTTTTATAAAGGTATAATGTGCCTTTATAAAACAAGTGAGGTATTTATGGCAATAGATTTAGTAACAAAATCTGAATACAAAACTTACATGGGGATTACCAGCACAAATTCAGACGCAGAAATTGATTTCTTAATACCTAAAGTCAGTGACTTGGTTAAATCATACTGCCGTCGCACTTTTGTAGATTTCTACAGCGATATAAAGATTGAATATTTTGATGGTGGCTTTAAAGAGCTTTTACTAAAAGAAAGTCCTCTTGTAACAATTGCATCAGTGCAGTATAGTTCAGATTATGGTAAGACTTATACAACTTTAACAAAATTCACAGACTGGGTTATAAGAGGCGATTCTGTTGTTAGTATAGGTTACAGTGTATTTCCTGAAGCAATTAACGGATATAAAGTAAGTTACTTTGGTGGTTACGACCCAATTCCAGGTGACTTAAAATTAGCAGTATTAGACTTAATTGAATACTACTCGCGTAATAACGGTGCTGTACACAGTAGCCGTGACTTAAACCCTAACACTACACAAATCAATTACGTTTCATCTACAAATTTACCTGCACCAATTAAACGTGTTTTAGATCAATATGTAGCGGACTTTACATGAGTGCAGAAAATTTCATTAAGTTTTTTAGAGATAAGAAAAAGAGTGGAAATTCTGAGGATGCAGCTGACTACGCTGATTATAGTCGTTACGTAACTACAAATAAAACTTGGTTTAACAAAAACCGAGCAGATCTTGAAGCACAAGGTCTTAGCCGAAACGTAGGGGTTGTAGTATCAGAATCTAAAGCAGCCGAACTAGGCGTTAGCCAAGCATTTAAAAATTTACAGCAACAATTTACTGGAAATAGTGATATTTCAAAACCTATTGTAGACGTTGTAGATGGTAAAACTTTTATACTATTTCCAGAAACGCCATTTAAAGACGGAGTGGAAAGAACTTTAGATAAGTATCTTGGAGGCGGTACAAGCGCCAAGTTTAAAGAAATGGGTATGGTTAAAGGCCATATCTATGGTATGATGACTGGAGCAGTATTAGGTGCTAGAGACGAGCTTTATAATTATATGACTAAAGGCGATATGCCTATGATGTCAGAAGATGAAGCAGACTATGCACTAGGATTCTTAGACAATTTAATACTTCATCTGCAGAAGCTGGATATTGAGTCTGCAGAGTTAAAAACACTTACTAGTCCAGTATTTTTAAAGTATAATAAAAGTGCTACTAATTTTCTTATTGAACTACAGTCAGAATCAGACAACGCCGCTAGTGCTAAGTTAGTTCAAAGGTTATCGGGACAAAAAGGCGGAAGCACAGGTATTCGTGCACTAGTAAATCCTCAGTCCACACAAGCCAAAGCTTTAGCAGGAATACTAGATATATTAAGCAAAGATGCTAATTTTTCTAGTAGTGAAATTTTAGATTTTAAAAGCTCTCCTACAATGAGGGATTTAATAGTTGATACACTATTAGAACCTTTAGGAGTTAAACCTAAAAATCCTAAGCAAATTAATAGTCCAAAAATTAAGCTACCTAACGAAATAGTTACGGCTTATGTAGACGAAAAGGCAAAGTCTGAGTATAGGAAAAAGTTAAAGAAAACTTTAAGAGAAGCTCAGACAAATAAACAGCAAATTAAAAAACAAAAAAATAACATACAACAAGTAAAAGGTGCGATGTTAGCTAAAACCAGTTTACTTAGTTTAACTAATTTAATTAATAGCCAGTTACAGGATGTAATTAGTGCTAATATGGGTGACGGCTCCGCTAAGAATGTTTTGAACTATAGAACGGGCAGATTTGCTAGTACTGTTAAAGCAGAACACGCAACTATGAGCAGAGAAGGCATGATTACGGTATTTTATTCTTATATGAAGAACCCTTACGCAACTTTTAGCAATGGTGGTCGTCAATCATCACCAAGAACAAGAGACCCCAAACTATTAATCTCTAAATCCATAAGAGAAATTGCTGCACAAGCGGTAGCTAATAATTTAAGGGCAGTATCACTATGACAAAAAGAACAAGTATTGTAACAGCGTTAGCTGAAAAATTTAAAGTAATCGACGGAACTGGTAGGTTTAAAAGTGACTTGTCTGATAATAGCTACCCTAAATTAAAATTCTGGGATGAGATTCAGGATTTTCCTGCAGTATACCTTACTCCAGGGTCAGAACTAAGAGAATATCTACCAGGAGATTTTACCTGGGGGCATCTAAACGTCAGTGTCAAAGTTTATGTTCGTAGCGAAAGCGAAGCGCAACAATTACTTGAAGACTTACTAGACGATTTAGAAAACGTAATAGACGCTAACCGAGTATTAGTATATGATACTACTAATAATCTGTCAACTACTGAAATATTAATTCAGTCAATAACAACCGATGAAGGTCTGCTAAGTCCTTATGGCGTCGGTGAAATAAATTTACAGGTGCGTTATGCACTCTAATTACCAAATAGTACCAATACAGATAAATGTCTAGTAAGCGTACTGCTAGGTTACCAACTAAAAGGAATAACTATGGCAGCAGTTAATTTAATTCGTAATAGTAGAGTCTTCTTTACTACTAACATTGACAGTTTTGGCCGTGTAAAAATTGGTGCATTAAAAGATGCAGCAAGCGGCATGTCTACAACAAACTGTTTTGAACTTCAAGTATTGGAAGGCATGAGCTTTTCACAAAATACTACTGTAGATACAGTTACACTAAATGAAGCAGGGGCAGCTCCTGTACGTGGTCAACGCAGTTTTAACACTGCACTAGAGCCAGTAGATTTTACTTTCTCTACCTATATTCGACCACATAATAATGGTAGTTTGATTACTGCTGAAGAAGCCTATTTATGGAATGCTTTCGGTGGTGCAGCTAACATTGGCGCCGCAGGTGCTGCTTGGACAGCAGGAGCAAGTTCTTCTACTGTTGATTTTACTAATTCTAACAAGCACCAATTACTGCCTTTTGGCTTAATTATATTGTTTGACAATGCCGGCTACGTTATCGATAACTGCGCACTAGATTCTGCAACTATTGACTTTGGTATTGACGCTATTGCGGCAGTGGCCTGGGCTGGTAAAGGTTCCGCAATTCGTGTGTTATCAGATGCACAAGCTAATACTGCTAGTCCAGTTGTTTTCTCAGGAACAGATTTTGATAACACGGCCCCTGACCAAGCATTAGCTAAAAATACTACGGCTCGTTATATTACTAACAAGTTAAGTACTTTAGTTGTTAATGATGGTATCAATGACTTTGTTGCTGCTGCTGGTGGTGCTGTGACTAGCGTTACAGTTGGTACTGCTGGTTCTGGATATACGTCTGTTCCTACCGTAACTTTTAGTGCTGCACCTGCTAGCGGTGTAACAACCACTGGTACGGCCGTATTATCTGGTGGAGGTGTTAGTGCTGTAGCAGTTACTACTGGTGGAACTGGATACACAACTCCAACCGTAACATTCTCTCCTCCTACAGTTGCCGGCGGTGTAACTGCAGTAGGTACTGTAACAGTTAGCGGCGGTGCAATAACTGGTATTGCTATTACAACAGCTGGTACTGGATATACTACAGCTCCTACAGCTACTCTTGGCTCTTTAGGTGCAGGTACTGGAGCTGTTCTTGGTGCCGTAACTATTACTGGCTCTACTATTACTGGTATCACTATTACTAACGCAGGATATGGTTATACAACAGCTCCCACAATTACTATTTCTGGTGGCGGTGGTTCAGGAGCTGCAGCTACTGCTGTAATTGCAGCTAATGTTGGTAATGTTTATACAATTGCTTTAACTGGCGGAAATATAACTTTTGCTAATAACTTAACATATCTGACACCTGCTAACTTAGGTACAGTTAATTTACCAATCACGTACTTTACTGGTACACGCGCTATTACTGGTACTATTAATGCATACTTAAAAACAGGTAGTCTTGAAAGTGGCGGACTGTTATCTGACTTGATAGCTAATTCAGCAACTACAGTAGACCCTAAGTTTACAATTAATGTACAAATGGGCGGACCTAGTACAAATCCTACTGGTGTTGAAATCAAGTTACCTGCGGCTATGTTGCAGATTCCTACAATTAACACAGAGCAAGTTATTTCTACAACAATTAACTTTACAGCTCAAGGCTTTACAGGTACTGGTTACGACATTACACAGTCTAACGAAGCAAGTATCGTTTACCGCGCAGCAGTTTAATTAACAGTTGCACTTTTATAGAGACTGGGCTGATCTCCAGTCTCTCTTTTTAAACTTATTATTATAAAATGACTACTCTCTCTTTAAAAACACTGCTAGTTCCCTCCAAATCAGTACAGGTAGAATACCCTGGTATGCCTGGTTTTGTTGTTGACTTAGCATTTTTATCTCGCGAAACACTTTTAAGTATTCGTAAGAAGTCTACTAAAACTAGCTTTAAGAACCGCCAAGCAGCAGAAGAATTTAATGAAGACTTGTTCTTGCAATTATATGTTGAAAATGCTGTCAAAGGGTGGAAAGGCTTTAAATTAAGTTATCTTGAGCAATTAGCTCCTGTTGATTTAAAAGGCCAAAACCTAGACGACGAATTAGAATATACTGCTGAAAATGCCTTGTACTTAATGAAGAACTCTAGTAATTTTGACGGTTTTATTAGTGAACAAGTTTCAGACTTGGGAAACTTTTCGACGACCAACTCCAGCAAGTAAACGCGCAGTTGGTCAGCTACATTCAAAATATGGGCCTTGGTATGTCCAAAGAGTCGTATTTTGAAATGTGCGAAATGCTAGGCTCAGAACCTTTAGATTCTGAGATTCCTGTGGAATTTGAAGATTTTCCAATAGAAGTACAACAAGCATTTAATGCTTATCGAATGCTACGAGATGAGTGGGACACTATGAATGGTAACTACTTAGGCAAGTCTTTGATAGGAATAAAAGATGTTTTAGAAGCAACAGAGATTGAGCCTTCTGAGCAAAAGTTTATAATCATGCTAGTACGTATGATTGATGCTGTACGTTCAGACGAAATCAATAATAAGAAAAAGATGGAAAAGCCTGCCAGCTAAAAGTTGGCAGGCTTTTTTACGTTAAAAATTTTTTGGTTTGACAAAAGTGTGGTTGCATGTTATAATGTACACTAGTCAAGCTATTAAAAGTTTTAGCCACCAACCTTAAAGAGGAACAACGATGGCATCAAATCAAGTTAATATTAATTTAAGTTTACAGGATCAGTCGAATAGTATAAAGAATCGTACTGATGAAGTTAAAAATTTAAATAAAGAATTACAAAAATCGCAGAACTTAGCCACCGGTACTAAATCCGGCAGTAAAGCAGCTGCAGCCAGCCTTGGCGCAGGTGAAAATATAGAATACGGACGTGCTCGTGGATCTATGGGATCTACTGGAGCAAGCGGCCGAGATTTTGCAAACCAAGCACAAGGTCTTGGTGGATTAGTGCGCTTATATGCTACCTATGCTGCTAACGTATTCGCAGTAAGTGCAGCATTTAGTGCCTTAAGCAATGCTATGGATACCACTAACATGGTTAAAGGTTTAGATCAGTTAGGTGCCGCTAGTGGTGTTGCAATGGGAGCGTTAGCTAAACAGTTTACAGAAGCTAGTGGAGGGGCTATCAGCTTACGTGAGTCAATGGAAGCTACTGCTAAAGCTATTAGTAGCGGTATGACTCAGAAACAATTTTTACAACTTGGTGATGTAGCTAAAAAGGCCTCGCAAGCACTGGGTGTTAATATGAGCGACGCTGTTAGTCGTTTAACTCGTGGTATTACTAAACTAGAACCAGAACTATTAGACGAATTAGGCTTATTTACAAAAGTAGGTAAATCGTCTGAAGATTACGCACGTAGCATAGGTAAAAGTGTAGATAGCTTAACAGATTTTGAAAAGCGCCAAGCTTTTGCTAACGCGGTTTTAAAAGAAGGTATTGATAAATTTAACGAAATTGATATCCCTACCAACCCTTATGACAAACTTTTAGCTTCGCTTAAAAACATTGCACAAACTATCTTAGAAGTTTTAAATAAAGCTTTCGTACCTTTAGTAGACTTATTAAGTGCTAGCCCAGTAGCTTTAACTGCGGGTATAGCTGCGCTTGGCTCAATGATTATCAAGCAAGCAATCCCTAGTATTGTTAATTATAGAACTGAACTAAGAAAAACTGCAGAGTTCAGCAAACAAGTAAGTGATGACAAAATTAGTACTGCAGAAAGTATGTTATCAAAGCGTAGAGCTGATATACTTGCAAAGCAAGATGCTGCCGCTAATGCTAAAGCAGAAGTTATTGACAAATTAGAAGCAAAATTAAAAACACTTAGTGGTGGACGTATTCGCAAAGATATTGCTAGTATTCTTACGCCTACAGGCGGTATTCAGTCCATCACAGAAAAACAAATTCAGCAAATAGAAGCTGCTGGTAAAGGCTTAACAAAAAATAAGTACATTTACGATCAGTTAGCTGACGCTATACGTAAAGCTAAAAAAGCAGAAGATGATTATATTGTTACAGCAGCAAAATTAAGAAAAGAAGAAAATGAACCAGTAGGAAGAACATCAGCACTAGGAAGATTACAAATAGGTGCAGAAGAGCAACGCAAACGTTCAGCCTCAAGCTCAATTATTAGTAACGCCGCAGACACTGCTAGCTTGGTAGGGTTTAGAGCTGCCTTTGGTGAAATGGTAGATAGTCTTAAAACTGAAAGATTAGGTACAGTTAGAACTTTATTTACAGGAGTAACTGCAACTGTAACTGCTGCAACTACAAGACTTATGGGTTTTATAGGTACAATGGGCAATATTGGTATGGCAATAGGCGTATTAGTAGGAGCGTTTCAAGCATTAAACTATGTTTTTGGCAATAACGACAAAGAAGTACAAAAATTTAATAAAAATTTAGAACTAGGTGATGACAATACTAGGGCTTTAACTGCTAGTCATGATAAATATAAAAACTCACTGTCTACAGCTTCGGTTATAGCTATGGCTACTTCTTTTCAGAACTTATCTGAAAACCTTAAAGAAACCGCTGAAAGTTTTAAACAAGCCAATAAAGAAGCTAATCGTTGGGACAATACTGTAGATAGCATTAAAGGCTTTTTTGGACAAAGTATGCAAGATGATTTTGCAAAAAGTCTAGGTAAGCAACTATCAAAAGGATTAAAAGGTATTTTAGATCCTTCTATGCAAGAAGACACAAGAGAAAGATTAAAAGATATATTAAATGTTAGTGAGCTTACTGAAGATACTATTAAACAGTCTTTAAGTAGCATGAGTACTAGTAGATTGACTGCAGTTGGTGCAGAAATAGCAGATGTATTTGAATATGCTTCTAAAGCAGGGCAAAAAACTAGTGCAGTATTATCAGGAGTTAAGGATGGTTTTGTAGGGTTACAAAAAAGCTACACAGACTTGTCTAATACTTTAATACAAAAAGACGCACTCTCAGTTTTTGGAAAAGATTTAGCCACACAAGGATTTAATTTTGCAGAAGCATTAAAAGACCCTATAGCAAATTTAGCTACATTAAGAGATTTACTAACTGATATTAGTAAAATTAAATTGCTTGCCCCAGAATCACAAGCAATTATTATGCAAAATCGTGATGCATATATTGCTTTAATAAATACTGCAAAAAGTTATGAATCACAACTTACGGAATCAGAAGCTAAAATTGAAAAACTAAGAGCTGGGCAACGTAATCTTGCCGGCTACGGACTAGAGTTTAATCCTAATTCTAGAAGATTAGAAGCTCCCTCTAATGTCGATAGCCCAGCACTTAGTAAAGCAAAAGGAGCTTCAGCAGAAGCAAAAAGCAAATTAGACGCAACCAGACAAGAAATGCTAGCTTTAAGCAAGAATTTTGAAGCGGCAGCAAAAGCTTCAATTGAAAAAGGCTTTGAGCTTATTGAAGGCAGTTTTACTCGTAAAATGGCGGAAACAGTTCTGAGTTCACAAAAGAACTTGCTAGATAAATTGCCTCAAACAGCAGAAACAGCAAAGCTTGGGGCTCGACTTGAAAATCAAAAAATTGACTTACAGATTAGTCAAATAACTGAAACTCAACGTTTAATTAAGGAAATGGAATTAAGCCGTTTACAAAGTGAAAAGCAATTTATAGAAACTAGAAGAGATGCAGCTTTAGCTCTTTTAAAAGACGATAAAAGTGCTCGAGCAGCTGAATCAGTAAAATCAGATACAAGAATATCTGAAATAGATTCTAGAATGAAACTACTTAGCAGTACTAATATTAGCAAAAGTATTAAAGCAGGAGATATACAAAAATCACCTGAATCTTTAAAAGCTATGCAAGAACAACAAGGTACTATGGCACAAGTTGCTCAATTACAAGATCAGAAAAAATCAAATATTCTTGCTGCTGAAGTAACTGGTGTTCAACTTACTTATGATAAGACTAGGAAAACTGTTGAAGATATACTAAAGAACGTAACTGCTACTAAAGAAGAAGAAATGAAAAGCCAGGTTTTTAGAAACAGTAGTTTAGCAGATCAACAGGCTATAATAGAGGCATATATTCAACAAGAAGATTCTCTTAAGCGCGGCCTCAATACTTTAGACAGTTATAAAGAATTAGCTGTTACACTTGTTGTTGAGAAAAAAGCAGAACAAGAAAAATGGTGGGAAATTTACGATATAGCTCTAAGAACTGAGGAGAATACTAGAAGACAGCTGCAAACTGCAGACAATCTATTTGTAACTACTACTAAAACGGCAACTGCAGAACGTACTCGTGAAAATACATTAGCCGTCAGTTTACAAACAATGGATCAAATTATTCAAAGTTTAGAGAGCCAAGTAAACTTAACACGCATACGAAATGAAACCGAAAATACTTTAGTTGATATACAAAAAGAAGTTCTGCAAAATCAACTTGACTTAGGGGTAATTACTACAGATAACTATCGCGAACAGCTTTTAACAATTAATAGAATGCAAACAATGAAAGAGCGTGACATTAAGTTACAGCAGTTACAAAATAGCTTACTTGCAACGCAATTAGACTTAGCAAAACAAGCACTTGATCCTAAAAATTCTGGTAATATTGACTCTATTAATGCTAAAAGAGAGGCAGCTACTTATGCTTATTTAGCAGAAGTTGAAGGAATAAATAAAGTATACGAAGCAAAACAAAAAACCAAAAGTTTAGATGACTATTTAACTGACAGACAACTTAAATACGGAGACATACTTAAAAACAGTTTTGAGGGTATGGCAGATGCTGTTATCGAATTTACTAAAACTGGTAAGCTTAACTTTAAAGGTATGATAGACAGTTTTATTGAAGGTTTAATTCGTTACGAAATGCAGCAACAAGCTATAATGATGTCAGCCGCATTTAAACCAGGATTTATGAATTTCATTGGTAGTATTTTTGGAAACATGGGTAATACAGGTTCTATGACAGGCACTCAGGCAGGATATGTACCTTCTGCAAAGGGTAACGTATTTGACACAGGGCTTCAAACTTTTGCTAAAGGCGGAATGTTTACTAACTCTGTAGTAGCTTCTCCAACATTATTTAAGTTTGCACAAGGTACAGGTTTAATGGGTGAAGCAGGACCAGAAGCCATCATGCCCCTAAAGCGTGATAGTAACGGTAACCTTGGAGTTCGCGCAGGTGGTGGTGGAAATGTTGATGTAGTTGTTAACAACTATTCTACGGCACAAGCAGAAACTAAAGAAACTGTTGACAGCCGAGGCAACCGTAAAATCGAAGTTGTTATAGGGGATATGACTGCAGGTGAAATTTCTAGAAATGGTAGTGCTTCACAAAAAGCAATACGCGGAACTTTCGGACTTCAGCCTCAGTTAATTAGGAGATAATTATGGCATATAGCTATATTTGGGAGCCAACACTTCCACAAGTACCTCAAAAAGGTTTTTCAGAATCTATAGGAGCACTTATATTAAGGACTCCTATGGATGCTGGCCCTGCAAAACAAAGATATCGTGGTCGCAGATCTGATACTATGCAACTAACCTTTATTATGACAAATGTACAAGTAGGAACTTTAGAGACGTGGATTACAAATACATTACGCGGTACAGCTAGATTTGGATTTCCACACCCACGCAAAGGTACTGTAGTAGAAGCACGTATAGTACCTCAAGGAGATGGTGCGCTTTTTAATGCTGCGTACCTTGCCCCAGGTTATTGTAACGTGTCTTTACAGTTTGAAATATTACCATGAGTAGATTAACGACAATGTCACCGGAAGCTATTAAGGCTATATTTTCGCCTGAAGCTGATAGTGACTTATTATTTTTATTGACTGTGTACGACCCCGCAGATGGAACTACCGTTGTAACCAGACTTGCCGACGGCTTTACAAAGCGCATTAGTGAGACTGCAGATGAAGTAATGTATGGTGTAACAAGCCGTAGTCAAGACTTTATGTTTCTACCAATGGAAATTTCACTACCTACTGAAGAAGAGGCACAAGCTCCAAGATGTTCAATAGTTTTGCGAGATGTTACTAAATATGTAATACCTATAGTTAGAACTATTGTAGGTCCACCTAAAGTAAAGATGGAACTGGTACTATCAAAAACACCTGACACAGTAGAAGCCACTTTTAACGGTTTTTATATTAGTAGTTTTAGCTACAATGCTGACTCAGTAACAGCTGATTTATCAATGATCGATTATGAGCGTGAACCGTTCCCAATGCATTCATTTACTCCAGCATATTTTCCAGGGATGTTCTAATGTGGAATAATAAGTATATAGGGATACCTTTCCTAGATAAGGGCAGAGATACAAACGGCATTGATTGCTGGGGATTAGTTCGTCTTGTTTATAAGCAAGAATATAATATAGATCTACCTAATTTTAGTACTAATTACGAAGCTGACGACGCTGAGCAGATGCGTGATTTGCTCGCCCAGTACAAAGAAGGCTGGGAAAAAATAGATACTCCAACAGAAGGTTGCATTGTACTATTTAATATTTTAGGTGTAGAATCACATATGGGTATTGCTGTTAGCAGTACTCATTTTTTGCATGCGCGTGATCGTCGCGATAGCGCAATAGAATCTTTTGAGTCTGTGGGTTGGAAGAACCGTATTACAGGATTTTATAAGTACAGTGAAAACAAAAGTGCAATTTTAAACGTAGTGCCACATCCACTACGTACTGAGCGTTTTACCGTACCTATTTTACCAGGAACAACTTTAGATAAGCTAGCCTCCTGGGTTAAATTTGAATATAAGATTGCTGATGAACTAGCAAGCAAAATTACTATTCTGGTTAACGGTGTTGTAGCAGATCCAACAAAGTGGCATACTACTGCTTTAAAAGACACAGATCGTGTTGAATATCGTGCAGTACCTGGAAAAGGCAATACAGGAAGATTAATACTTACTTTAATAGTAGCATATGTTGCGCCATATTTAGCAGGACAAGTGACGGGGTATACGGCTGCTGCTGCAACCGCGGCTGCTGGCGGAGCGGCTGTAACTACTTCTATGTTAGTAGCTAATGCTGCTACTACTATTGCTTTTACAATTGCAGGCGGAGCATTAATTAATGCTATTGCACCTATTCGTCCTCCTGATATTAATAGTCCTGGATCTACTATTCAGCAGTACATGGTTACGGGCGGCGCTAACCAAATACATCCATATGACGCTATCCCAGTAGTTTTAGGTAAAATTAAATATACTCCACCACTTGGCGCCGTTAACTATCTTACTTATGAAAATGACACTGAAAGTTACCTGTCAATGTTGTTACTTTGGGGGTACGGCCCCCTTAACATTGATGCCGCAACTTTAAAAATTGGTAACGTTGCATTAACAGATTATATACTACCAGTACCCCCAGTAACTTTAGATAGAAAAACTGCTCCTACTGCACAGCAAATACTAGATTTTAATGCCATCTACGGTCAAGACGTAAAAGTAGTTGCCAGCGGGCTTACTTTAACTTGTCCAGGCCAGTATAATGCAGTACTAACAGAAGGTACGTACGGTCCCTTTATAACTGCAAGCAGTGGTCCGCCAACTACTAATACTAGTGGGGCCGTAGTGCCAGTTAGTCAATTTACTGTTTCATTACATCTTCCACAAGGTTTGCGTAGAATTTTTGCAGAGGGCAAAGAATCTGGAAAAGAAGAATCTGTTTTTGTAGCTATTGAGATTCAAGTAAAAGACGGGGCCGGGCCTTGGACAACTTGGCAAGATTTTGGACTTGGAGATGGTACAGTTAAAAAAGACGCATTTACAGTAAATAAAACTTATTATGGATTAAACTCCTATAACGAAGTTCAAGTTAGAGTTCGCAGAAAAACTGGTGCTGATGCTGAGTGGACAAAAGCAGCTAACGGCTATGCTAAAGCTCAGATCTATGCACAGGTAATATTATTACAAACTACTTTTTTACGTAATATGTTTCCTATTAAGGAACCAGTTAATTGTAGTCTTGCAGGAACTGCTTTAAAAATTAAAGCAAATGACCAGCTTAATGGACAAATTGAAGGTATTAATGCCGTTGTGCAAACATGGGCACCTTCATGGAACGGTAGCGCATGGATAACGAACACAACTAATAACCCTGCAGATTTATTTTTATTTATTCTAAAACATCCCGCTAATCCTCAAAGAGTAAAAGATGTAGACGTTAGTACTAAAGTAGATTTAACACAAATACAATACTGGCATAGTTATTGCACTACAAAAGGTTTTACTTATAACAGTATATTAGCTTCACAACGTAGCATATTAGAAGTATTGCGAGATATTTGTGCTGCTGGTAGAGCAAGCCCTGCTATGGTAGACGGTAAGTGGTCAGTAGTAATTGACGAACCTAAGCCCAATATTGTACAACACTTTACTCCACATAATAGTTGGGGATTTGAATCATCAAAAGCATTAGTTAAAATGCCAGATGGTTTAAAAGTAACTTATATTGACGAAGATCAAGATTATCAACAAGCAGAAGTTATTGTATATAATGCAGGAAAATCTGAAAGTAATGCTGAATTATTTGAAAGTATTCAATTACCTGGAGTTACAAAAAAATCATTAGTAATTGACCATGCTCGTTGGCATTTTGCGCAAGCAAAATTGCGTCCAGAAGCATACAGATTAAATACAGATATTGAATATTTGGTTTGTAATCGTGGAGATCGTGTAAAAGTAAGTCATGACGTACCTATGTGGGGTGGCGGAACTGGCAGAATTAAAAATCGCATAAGCGCCACCGAATTTATTCTAGACGAGCAAGTATATATTGATATTTCTAAACGCTATACTATTAGAGTAAGATCGTCAGCGGGAGCTAGTGTTGAGAGAGAAATAGATAAAACCGCATTATCTTCAGGTTACTATACTAGTGTTAAAATACTAGTAGCAGCAACTTCTGTACAGATAAATAGTAGTGATCTGTTTATGTTTGGGGAACTAGGACAAGAGTCACAAGATTTACTTGTATTAAGTATTGAACCTAGCTCAAATAAATCTGCATCAATCACTTTAGTTGATTATGGAGTTAGTAGCTCTTACAACATTTTTACTGATTATACGACTCTAACAGCAAGTACAGTTTTTGAAACAAAAATTACTTTACCTGGTACAGAACTACGTAATAGTTTTACTTCTACAGACGTACCTAACATTAGTTTAATTGTAAGTGACGAGTCTGCCGCTAAATTACTTTCTACTGGTATCTACGAACAAAGAATAAAAATAAGTTATACTAATCCTCAAGAACTACCTAAAGGTACAGAAATGATTGAATGCAGTTATTACTTGCAGAGTACTAGTACACTTATAAATGCTACTACTTTTAAAGAAAAATATAACTCTGGTTCCATCTACATATCTGGAGTAGAAAAAGGTCAAGTATATAAAATAAAAGTAAGATACGTAACAACAGATGGCAGAACAGGCCCCTGGTCTACTGAGTTTACTCACACAGTAGGTACTTTTAGAACTTATTCAACTGTCGATAGTATATACCTTGATCTTAATACTCACTTCTTAGATATAAGCGCCATATCTAATACTCCCATTAATACTGCTTTATTTAAGCACTATGAGTACAGAGTATATAGAGACAGTGGTACAACAGATTTCTGGGATTTAATTCCAGATAATACAAATCAAATAAAAGTAGTAACGTCAACTGGTGCAACTCGACAGAGTTTATTAGATTTTACGACCCCACGATTATCAGAAGCAGGAATAAACTACCGAGTAGCCTGCAGAACTGTAGATATTCACGACAACTATAGTAGCACTAGTGCGTTGGCGTCTATACTAATTAAAACAATTGTTTAAAGGATAAATATGGCAGCAACTTTATCTGCAGGTGTTAATTCCTTAATATTAAAATTAGACACACCATACGACACGATTAGAACTTCTGACATAAGGGATGATCTAGTAAAAGTAATTGTATGGTGCAGTACTACTATTAACTTTGTTCCGTCAAATGCTAATAAAGTATTTGACGGATTAAGTTTGTCTATTGTTATTCCAAACCTAACAGCAGGTACGCCTTATTATGTAAGATACGCTTTTATTAGTGATATCGAACAAGAAGTATTTACTATTTCTAGTCAACTAACTGCTACCCCAACCGCAGCATCTGCACAATCAATTGATATCTCAGGATATAGTGCTTTTGTAAAAAATAGTGCAGGTACTGCATTTACTCCAACTTCTGTTGCTTTAACGGCAGTACTAAACGGCATTGCTAGCCCAGCGTATACTTGGACAATTACCAATGGAACGCTGCTTGATGGCGTTTCAACTACAGCTACTGGTACTGCTTCTATAAGCGTAAAACCAGCTACATTGTCAACTACTTCTGTAACTGTTAAACTAAGCGTAACAGGTACAGGAATATCTACGCCCCTTGAGAAAACAATTGTTATGGCAGTTGTTAATGATGGACAAAATGCAACCGCGTACGGTTTAGTTGTTTCAGCAGCAGCTATTCAAAAAAGTAAATTAGGTGTTTTAAATCCAGCAAGTATCGTTGTATACGGATATTTTGCAGTAGGTACAACAACTCCTGCTCTTTATGCCGGTAGATTTAAAATATATGAAAATGGTAGTGCTACAGCAAGCTATACTTCTGCATCAGATCAATCAAGTTATACTTATACTCCAAGTTCATCAAATATTACAAGTCTAAAAGTAGAGCTTTATTTAGCAGGCGGGACAGCTAGTAAGATTGATGAACAATTTATACCTGTAGTTTTTGACGGCACAGATACTGTTACTGCCGTACTAAGTAACGAAACTGCAACTGTTCCTGCAAATAGTGCAGGTGTAGTAGCTAGTTTTGCAGGCGCAGAAACTACTATGAGTGTGTTTATTGGCGCCACAGATGATAGTGCTAATTGGACATTTTCAGCTGTAAAATCAAATATTAATTCTACAGCTAGTGGTACCCCCGTTAATCGTACTCAAACCGTAACAGCTTTATCTGCTATATCCGGTTATATAGATATTACTGCCAGCAAGGCTGGTTACACAAGTATTACTAAAAGATTTAATGTTAATAAATCTTTAGATGGAGTAGTAGGGGCATCATCTTTAGTATATGATATAGTAACAAATACTCCTGTAATTGTTAAAGATGCGCCAGATGCTGCTACTACTGGTACATACTCATCTATTACTTTTCAAGGCAGAAAATATGATGGTAATGTTACGTCTAACTATGGATGGATAACTGTTACTGCAAATGGTGATGCCCAAGCTACAACTGCAACAGATACAGCAAGTGCTGTTATTACACTAACTCCCGCAAGTACTTCTGGAAAATCTAGTTACACGGCAAGAATGTATAATCAAGCAACTGTTAGCGGAGCAACACTACTAGACACACAGTTTGTTACTATTGTATATAAAGGTGCTCCAGGTATTAGTGTTACTTCAGTTACCAATTATTATCTAGCTTCTGCTAGTGCATCTGGTGTTACTGCAGCTACAGCTGGGTGGACAACAACTTTAGCAACCACAACCGCTACACTAAAATATTTATGGAACTATGAAGCTATAGGATATAGCTCTGGGTCGCCAACAAACTCAGTTGCTGCAATAATTGGAACGTTTTCTGCAGATGGTGTAGGTATTAGTTCTGTTGTTGAGTATTTTGCAGTGAGTAGTAGTAATACTGTGGAACCAACTGTATGGGTAACTACTCCACCTGTTACCACCATAACCAATAAATATCTATGGAACTACGAAACTGTTACATACACCAATAGCAGTACTACTAGCACTGCTAAACGAATTATCGGAACACATGGTGAGACAGGTAACTCAGCAATAAACCCAGTTCTTAGTAACGGGTTTCATCCGTTTCCAGCAGATAAAGACGGTAATGTTACCTCATATACAAATAGCGGTACTCAACTACGTGTATATGAAGGTGCTAACGAACTTTCGTATGACGGAGTAGGTACTTCAAACGGTACGTGGACTTTTAGTACTGGTACACCTAATAATATAGTTGTAGGCAGTATTAGTGATAGTGGTACATTTGCAACTATAGGTCAACATAGTGGAGTACTTGCAGGTGCAGATAGTTCTGCAATTACATATACTATAACTGGTAAAAGTTCCACCGGAGTGTCCTTTGCTACTACACAAACACAAACTTTTAGTAAGTCTAGGGCGGGTCAAAACTCTACTGTTCCTGGATCTTCGGGTGCATCTACTCATAGAGCGTATAAGTCTTTTCCCGCCGCTACTACGTTTGTTACCGCCCCAACTCAGACAGCAAATGGAGCAGCACCAACTGCTCGTGATGGCAGTCCTGAAGTATGGTCACTTTCACCAGTTTCAATAGCTGATAATTCTGGCAACGCACAATTTCAAACAGATGGGGTAACCCCTGCAGGAGGTAGTACTACTACTACCTGGAGTATTCCTTATATAAGTTACTTTAAGGCTGGTACGCTTGAAGCAATTCAAACCAATACTGGTAGTTTAACAGTAACTGGTACAATTAAAGTAGGTAGTACTGCCAACGCTAACGGAGATGGTATTTTAATTACTCCAAATAATATTATTGTATACAGTGGCGGAGTACCTAGAGTTAAATTAGGTTTATTATAATGGCATACGGAATACAAACTTTTAAAAGCGACGGAACTACTATAGTTTTACAAAACTCTACTAAAAGTGGGGTTTTTGGAGAAATGTATCAATATATGAAAACAGGCACGGCAGGTAGCAAACCTCCCGTGTCTTTTCCAAAATATACTGGAAGAACTATTAGACCTATGCAACTATTGCCGGGAGCACATAGCTGGTCAGTAAGTTACCCAAGTGGCGTACCAACTATAACTTTTATCGAAAATGATTATATAGCTGCAGGTATTCCTCAATTTTATTACGATTCTACTGTACTATATATTTTTGTTAAATAAAGGTAAATATGGCAACCTACGGTCTACGAGCAATCAATGACGAATCTGAGCTTTTAATAGATAGCGAATATTTTTCTCCTACATTTACACAAAAACTAGAATTTATTAGTAGTGCTGTATCGGAAGAAGCCGGTACTAGTTTTTTACATAGCGGATATGTAAAACGTGAGTATAGAACTACAAGTATAACTACTGCAGGTAATTATATAGTTATGTGGACTTTACCTAACAGTACAGCAGACGTTTGGTATAATTTTGAAAGCTCAACAGTTAATGGTAGCGGCTTTTTAACGTTATATGTTTATGCAAACTCATTAGGCAATGCCCTAACATATACACTCCCTACTGCATATGTGTTTGCAGTTAGTAGTTTGCCGGCAACTTCCGGATATGGACTTCAATTATTTAATTCGGCAGGAGCAAAAACTTATGATAGCAATAACGTACAATTAGCTCCTTATTATATAAGCGATAGTTTTACTTTTTGGAATGACCCTACAGGTGCTCAAGGTTTAGGTACGCCTATTAGTTTAAGTATACCAACTAATCCTATATTTATGTTACCTAACTATACTTCGCTAAGGGTATATAAGGATGCGCCAGCACATCATTTACAATTTGTATACGAGGCTATGTTTAAACGAGAAGGCAGTAATGTAATAACAAAAGAAGTACAGTCTTACTATTCTAGTGAAGATACTGCGTGGCCTTATACTCAAACAATCTACAATAGTGGAAATCGAAGCGGACTAGGAATTATTGTTGCTGATGCAGACTTATATGCTGCACCAGGTACTGGTACTGGTACTGGTACAAATCCACAGTATCTATTAACATCTAGTGTTCAAAATGCAAATGAAGGGACCAATGTTACCGTAACATTAACTACAGTAAATGTAGCAAACGGGTCTACTTTTGGATATGTTGTTACAGGTATAGCAGCTGCAGATTTAAGTGCAGGAAATTTAACAGGCAATCTTATTATTCAAAATAATAATGCTACTGCAAATTTCACTTTTGCTAATGATTTACTGTTAGAAGGTACAGAAGTATTTACATTATCAATAACTAATACTTCTTTAAGTGTAACAGTTAATGTATTAGATACTTCAACACCTACGCCAGTCTACAATTTTTCAACTGTCAGCTCTATTAACGAAGGGGTTTCTGGCTCTACAACTTTTAATGCTACTAATGCAAACGGTAAAGTAGTAACATTTGTTATTATAGCACCTGTAAGCGGTAATACGGTAGATGGTCTTGACGGCACACTTAATACAGGTACTTGGACCGTTCCTTCTAATGCACAATCTTCTATTGCAGTATCATATACTGCAGCAGGAGACTATTACACAGAAGGTGCAGAAACTTTTAGATTAGCTGCTACAGTAGACGGACTTACAGTAGCTACTAGTAATGATATTACTGTAAATGATACCTCTACAACTACTATAACAGCAGGTGCTACCTGGCAAGAGTCAAGTAGTAATAATGTAACTATTACCTCTACTGGTCCTATTGGCGGAACATTATACCTTACTACAAGTAATTCTTTAGTTACTCCAAGTGTAAGTAGTGTTTATGTAGATAGTGCTGCAGGTCCCTTAAATCCTACAGGATTTTCTACTACTGTATCTTATACTGCTGGAATAGTTACATCTAATACAGCAGTAGAACTATACGTAAGAACCGGTAGTGCTACAGGGAGAATTGTTGCCCAAAGAACCGTTACTATAACAAACGTTGGCGAAACCTATAGTTTTGGTGGAGTTTCTGCACTTGGTGAAGGTGCTACAGGCTCTATTACTTTTAATTATAGTTATGCTGCAAATAAAACTATTACGTTTGCAATAATTGCTCCTTCAACAGGAGCTACAGCTGATACTCCAGCAGACGTAACTTTAACTACTACAAGCTTTACGGTTGGTAATACTAACGCCTCCGGAAGTACTTCAGTTAGCTTTTCTACAGTAGCAGATTCTAGTACAGAAGGGGCACAAGCTTTTAGAATTTCCGCAACAGTTACTGGTAGTACTATACCCCCTAGCGATAACATTACTATTAATGATAGTAGTGTTAGTCCTCCTGCTGCATCAATTACTGTGGCAGACAGTTGGGCAGAGTCTAGCACTATTAGTGTTACCATAGGAGCAACAAACGCTAATGGAGTAACACTATACTTAACTAGTAGTAATGCACTAGTAACCCCTTCAGTTAGTACCGTTACCCCTAACAGTGCAAGTTATTCCGCAAATATAAATTATACTACAGGCATAGTAACTACAAATACTAGTGTAACTATATATGTTAGAACTGGTAGCGCAGCCGGAACTATTTTAGCTTCTAAAGTTATTACAGTTACGAATACAGCAGCTTCCTATAGTTTTAGTGCTGTAGCTTGGCTAAACGAAGGACAGAGCGGGTCAAACGTATTTAACTTTAGTAATGCTGCTAACAAGACTATTACATTTGCCTTAGCAGCTCCACCAGCAGGCTATACTGGTGCAACACTAGGTACTGACGTAACTATTTCTACTACAACCTATACTGTTGGAAGTTCAAATGCTGCCGGCACAGTAACAGTAAATTATGCTACTGTAGCAGATGCCACAACCGAAGGTGGAGAATATTTTAGACTGTCAGCAACTGTAGACGGAACTACTTACTACAGCGAACCTATCTTTATTTACGACACTAGTTTGTCCCCTACACCTACTTTTAGTATTACGCCAAATCTTAGTAGTTGGAATGATGCTGAAAATCCTTATGTACAAGCAAATTATTTAGGAACTGTTTCTGCAACTAATTATACTGGACAAACGCTTTATTTAACTACGAATAATGCTTTAGTTACTCCAGGAGTATCACAAGTATTTGTTACTAGTAATAGTTTTTCTACACAGGTAAATTGGGGGGTACAAGAATTTTCTGCAACTACTACTGTTCAGCTACAACTTAGAACAGGAAGTGCTACAGGTACGATTGTAGCTACTGCAAGTGTAAGTGTTGTAAATACTATCCCCCAACCTAGTTACACAATAACAGGCATGTCAAGTAGTCTGGGATATAACAGTAGTATGAGTTTTAGTTTTAATGCTACAAATGCTAGTGGTAAAGTTACAACTGCATCACTATTTCCAGCAACCAGTAGGGCTACAATATCTCCCACAAGTTTTACTATTAACTCCAATTCTTTTACTCAAAGCATGACAATAACTGGAGTACCTCAAGGTAGTGCTCAGGCACAAACCTCTGGTGTCGTAGCCAGATTTAGTAATCCTGACGGAACATTGAATTCCAGCGCGTTTAATATATTGGCAGAACCAGCACCCACTGCTGTACCTACCATATTGTCTATAGCTCCTTCATCGTCGGAATATTTCCCCGGAGAAACTGTAGAAGCACTTATAACTTTTAGTGGACCAATAACTGCAGGAACTTATGTTAGGGTTTTACTACAAGCAGGAAGCTATGGTAGTGTATGGTATCCAGGCAGCGCTAGCGCAGTAGCACCCCCAGGAAATGGTAATATAGAAATATTAGTTGGTGCTACTAGTGGTTATTTTACTGGTTTTGTAAATCAAGGAGTATATCAAGTAAATAATGCCATATTATATGCAGCAATTGTTAATACTACAAGCGGTACGGGTACCTATACAAGTGGTCCAGTACAGTCTTTTTTATTCAAAATTAGTACATAATAACCATAAACCTTCGCAAAAACTATACCCTGTCCATTCTTTGGGCAGGGTATTTTTTTGCATTGACAATACCCCGCCCTTGTGGTATAATATACCAAAATGTCAGAACGTTTCAATATTTTTTCTTGACAAGCTTTTATCCCAATCTAAAGGGCGGACTTGCCGTTTAGATTATAATTAAATATATAACCACTGCTAATAAGGAGATCTGATTATGGTGGAGATTGATAACCACAGCGTCATTCAGACAGTTTCACTAGTTGCGTTAGCAGTTGTTGCTTTCTCAGTTGGAATACAGAAACTGCTAAAAGACTGGAAAAGTACTGGTGCGGAAACTAGCATTATTACTTTAATGCACACAGAACTAGAGCGTATGAGCGAACAGAACGGCTTACTAGCAACCGAATTAAATCGCTTACAGCAAGAAATGATTTTATTAAACGCACAACTAGCACAGTTGTGCCTTGAGAATCAGCAACTACAAACCGAAGTTGTAGCTTTAACAGAAGAAGTAAATAAATTTAGAGTGTCGGCTACACTTGCAGCAGCAAAGAAAGTAAGGTAAAATAATGGAACCAGCAAAGATTAGTTATAAAATTTACCAAGGCAGTACTTTTGCAGAGACATTGCGCTGGGAGTCAGAAACAAAACAATATGCTCCAATTACTGCTATTACCAATGCAGCTCCTTGCGTAATTACTACTAGCAGTGCTCACGGTGTCCCATTAAATTGGAGAGTTCGTGTAACTGGTGTAACTGGCATGAAGGATATCAATACTATTAGTGATGATGCATATTATTTAGTTACGGGTAAGACAGCCAATACATTAACCCTAAACCAGGTTAATTCAGCAGCTTACGGAGCTTATACATCAGGTGGAGTTGTAGAATATAACACACCAATTCCTATTACTGGTTATTCAGCACAAATGCAAATCCGTGAGACACTAGAGTCTACTACAGTCTTACATGAACTAACAACAGCTAACAATGGCATTGTTATAGATACGGTTAACTTTACAATTACATTAAAAATTAGTGCTGCTGTAACAGGAACATTTAACTTTGATGCAGCAGTATATTCCTGCGAATTAACAGATAATCAAGGTAACGTAATACCTTTCCTTAGCGGAAGTATTAGTTTGGTTAAAGAGGTTACTAGATGACAACTGAAATAATCGTAACGGAAATTAATAATACAGTTATTATAGAAAAGAAGGAACCTGTTGTTGTTTCTTCGCAATCACAAACCAAAGTAGTTGTAGGCGGCATGATTGGCCCCACAGCTACAACGTTAAAAGGGTTGTCAGACT